AGAAAGAATAAGAAAATTGTATGAAAATAATCCTGAACAAATACCTTTTGGTAGTCCATTTTTTGGTATGTATGGTGGTGGTTTAACTGCACTTTCACAAGGCGGTGATTTAGAAGAGGCTTTGCGTATGCCTCCAGCACCTACTAGAAATATACCTATGCCACAACCTGCACCTGTTTTAGATAATAGTTTTGAATCAGCACTTGCAGGTAATTTAGATTCTTTATATATGGAGCCTCCAATGAATAGATTGGAACCATTTATACCAGCTAGTGAAGTTATGGCACAAAATGTTTCAGGTGAGATGCAGGGTACAGGTCAATTTATTCCCCCATCTAATTATCAACCCGGTATTGATCCTGAATTTAATTACTTTCCTTTTAGCAATAGACCAGCTACAGATATACAAAATAATATAGGTGGAGTAGGAATTGGTTCTTTTGTTAGAAGTGTTTATCCTGATATGCAAGACATTGATGTAACAGAATTAGATATTTATGATCCAGCTATGGCTTCAAGATATAGAAGAGCAGGAACTTTAGATCAATATATAAATTTATTACAAGAACAAGAAATGGATAATATAAATAAATTTATTGCAGATTTAGAAGGTAGTGATAGAAATGAAATGTCTAAAGGTAAAAGCATAGATGATCTAACTAGAGGTGCATTAATTCATGAATTACAAGAAGGTAAAGAAATACCTGATGATAATAAAGGTTTACAAGCTTTAGCAAAAGAAGCACCTGATGTTGTAAGAAAAATGGGTTTTGATTTTCAAATGGGTGGTATGACTGTTGCACCTGAAGATTTAGATATGGTGCAAAAAGCAATACTAGGTCAGATACCTAATAATACAGAAGTGATTTCTATGTTTATAGATAAATATGGTAACGATATATTTATGCAAGTAAGAGAACAAGTTCTTAATCCTATGGGTTCTATGCAAACACAAGGCATGATTGAAGGCATGGGTGGTGGTATGGACGATCAAGTTATGGGAATGATTGGCACACAACAACCTGTAGCTGTATCACCCGGAGAGTATATAATTCCTGCTGATGTAGTCTCAGGATTAGGTGATGGTTCATCTGATGCTGGTTCAAAAGAGTTAGATATGATGTTAGATAGAGTGAGACAAGAAAGAACTAATACTACTAAACAACCTGATGAACTTAACAAAAATAAGGTATTACCAGCATGAGTAAAATTGTAGAAGCAGTAAAAATAAAAGAAGATATTAATAAGGTTAACTACAAGCCTAAACAAGATTATATTGTTACATTAGTACCCGGAAATTATGTTCATACTTTATGGAATGATGTCATACCTTTTCTTGAAAAAGCAGTAGAAAGATCAAATGGCAGGTGGAGTTTAGATTCTTTAAAAGTAGCTTGTGTACAACAAAGACAAGAGCTATGGGTTATATTTAAAGAAGACAATAATGAAATAGTTGGTGTAGCTACAACAGAATTTGTTTACTATCCTGAAAGCAAAAGATTAGCTATACAATATTTAGGTGGTAAAGGTTTGGAAGACTGGGCTTGGAGTTTTTTGAAGAAAGCAGAAGCTTGGGCTACAGATAATAAATGTGGTGGTATTGAATGTACTGCTCGTTTTGGTTTTTGGAAATGGTTAGGTAAGTCGGGTTGGGATAAGGCTTACACAGTATTTGAAAAGAGGTTTAATTATGAGTAAAGGTGGTGGTGGCGGTGGTTCTCCCGCAGTTCAAGAGTCAGTAGTAACTCAAACTAACTTACCTGAATATGCAGAGCCATATTTTACTAGACTGTTACAAAGAGCAGAGGCTGAATCTTTACAGCCATATAGGACTTATACTGGACAAAGATTAGCACCTTTAAGTAGTGCAGCACAAAGAGTATTAGGCAGACAAACTGCATTGGGTTTATCAGCAGGTCCTAGAGAAGGCATGGAAGCATCTCAGATAGCGAGAAATGTAGCTCAACAACCTGTAACTGCTGGTGCACAAATATCTCAATTTGCACCTGATAGAATATCTTCTCAGTATCAAGCACCTCAGTTTAGTACAGATTATGGTGTAGAAAGATTTCAGGGTTTTATTCCAGCAGAAAGATATGATGCACAAACTTTTGATACAGGTATTGCACAAATGTATATGAATCCTTTTCAAAGGTTAGTTACAGATATAGAAAAAAGAGAGGCAACAAGAGCATCAGATATAGCAGGAGAACAGATTGAATCAAGAGCAGCACAAACAGGCGGTTTAGGTGGCTATAGAGAAGCTATATTACAGGCTGAAAGGCAAAGAAATTTAGGACAACAACTATCTGATATTGAGGCTAGAGGTCAAAGAGATGCCTTTACACAGGCTCAACAACAGTTTGAGAGAGATAGGGCTGCAAGATTTGGTGCAGCTAGATTTGGTGAAGAACAAAGAAGAGCTATGGAACAACTGGGTTTAAGTGCGGATCAGTTTGCTGAACAGCAAAGAAGACAAGCAGCACAGTTTGGTTTAACAACTCAACAACTAACAGATGCCTCTAGGCAGTTTCAAGACAGGCAAAGACAAGCTGCACTACAAGCAGACATAGATGCACAAATTAGATCAAGACAACTAGGTTTAGCTGGTTTAGAAGCTGATCGTCTTGCAAGACAACAACAATTATCTTCTGCTCAACTATTAGCAAAACAAGCACCAATGCAACAACAATTAGCTTTTGATAGATTGAGAGCAGCACAAGAAGCACAAGAAACAGCAAGGAACTTTAGACAAGCTGGGCTAGATATGGGATATCAAGACTTTTTAAATCAAGTAGCTTTTCCTAGACAGCAATTAGGATTTTTTAGTCAAATATTACAAGGCTTACCTGTAACTCCGGGTACTCAAGTTTCACAATATCAACCGACTCCTACAACAACACAGCAGTTATTAGGTTTAGGTTTAGGTGGTCTTGGCTTATATCAAGCCTTAGGCGGAAGAAGATAAATATTAACGAGTTAATAGATGAATATAATACAAATAGAAGATAATTTAAAATCAATACCTGATCAAAGATTACAAGATGAAATGGTAACTCCTAGTGGTATGTTTCCGCAATATCTTGTTATGTCTGAAATAAATAGAAGAAGTAAAATGCGAGAAGATTATCAAGGTCGTATGGCAGCAAATGAAAAAACACCGCCTAGACCCTCTATAAGAGAAGAAATGATAATGTCTATGCAACCAGTTTCTAGGGGTGGGATAGAGGACATGACACCTCTAAATTCAATAGCACAAGAATCTTCTATCTCACCTATCTCTCAACAACCTGTAAGAATGAGTGAAGGTAGAACTGTTGATCCTTTTTTACTTTATGGATTTGAGTACAGAGAAGATGATCCTGAAACAGAAGAAAATGAAGCTGGATATTTTAGAGAACAAAGTGATGCAGAAAAAGCACTTAATGAGTATTATAAAAATAGGCTTGAATTATTACCACAAAAACTAGAGGATCAAAAAAAATTACAAGGTGGTTTAAATTTATTACAAGCAGGTATAGCAGTAGGAACTTCAGCAACACCACAACAAATAGGAACTAACTTAAATAAACTTATAGATAGAATTAGTGCTACAGACATACAACTTAAAAAACAAGAAGATGATATAGCAAAAGAACAAGTTGATAATTTAGTGCAAAAAGAAAAGTTTGATTCAGATAGAAGAGCAGATTTAATAAAAGCTCAAGAATTAAAAATATCTCAAGAAAAAGAAAAAGCAACAGCAGAATACATGAGGAGTCTTGGAGATAAAACAAGTCCTGTAGGTAGGATAGCTGATGAAATATTATCAGGTAAGTTTGGACCACCAGAATCTCTTGATATTTATACTGAAGGTAAATTAAATCCAAAAACTAGATTAATAGAAGGACAAAAAATTGATCCTAAAAAATTATTAGACTTAGCAACTTCATATCAATCTAGCATTGGTGCTGCTACTGTAAGAGGAGATATAAGTAAACAAGAAGAATTAGCTGCCTCTGTAAATGAAATTATGGCGAGTACTAATATTTTCTTAGAAATACAAGAATTAATAGCAAAAGGATTATCTCCTGAAGTAGCACGAAATCAAATTTATAATAGAGAGTTAGAAAAGCAACAAAAACTTTTAGGAATAGATACAAAACAAAAAGGCGGTATTATTGCTAATTCAGTCAAAGACTTTAATGATGTTATAGAGAATATAAGTGGTTAAAACTAGATATTTTGAAGCTAGTGATGGATCAATACAACCATTACCCGATAATATAAATCAATTATTTGATACTGATTTCAATGAATTTGAAAGATTAGAAAAAGAGTATATAGCTTCTTACAATCAACCTAAGCCTGAAGCATCTCCAAAAGAAACAGACTTTATAGATGATGAAGATATAGAAAATAAAAAACTTAACTCTTTAAATCCTTTTGATCCTTATGGAATGTTAGGAAAAGATTTGCCTGAACCACCTAAAGAACAAAGCACTATAGGAGAACAAATTAGGGGTGGGTTTAGTAAATTAAATGTTGAAATACCTGCTTTAAAGGAAATTCAAAGAATAGCACCTGATTTAGTCGAAGCTAAAAAAGAAATAAATGAGCTAGGAAATAAAAAAAATTTAACGACAGAAGATAAAGATAGAATTGAATTTTTAAGAAAAAGATTAGAGGGTGAAGATAAAACTCCTGAAGAAATTTTACAAGATGTAACAAGAGAAACTAGATTTAGTACAAGAGACCCTTCATATAATTTTATTAGAAAACAAGTAGAAGATAGACAAGGTTTAGAAAAAACTGTTCAACAAAAAATTGACACTATAAATAAAAGCCAAGAGTTTCAAGATCAAATAGTTTATTCAGATTCTTTTAATCAACTAGCACAAGCAGAAAATGCTAATGAAGCTTTTGATATATTCTTATCTGATCCTTTAAATTTAATAGGTCAAGTTACTGCAACAAGTTTAGCACCTATGTCTAAAAGTTTAGCTGCCGGTGTAACAGCTACTATATTTGCAGGTCCTATAGCTGGTGCATTAGCAACAGGTGTAACATCAGGCTCAACTGATGCAGCATATTCATTTCAAGAATTTATGCAGAAAGCTGGTATGGACCCAAACGATCCACAATCTGTTGCTACATATATGGGTGATGAAAAACTGGTAGCAGAAGCTAAAAAATATGCAAGAACAAGAGGTGCTATTATAGGTGCTTTTGATGGTTTGTCTTTTGGTTTTGCAACAAAACTATTAGCACCTAAAGCTATAAGCAATATATATGCTAGACAAGCCATGAACTCTCTAGTATCTCAACCTTTAGTTCAAGGTGGGCTAGGTGGCGGGGGTGAATACTTTGCACAATTAGCAACTAAAGAAGCTGGTGAAGAAATAAGAGTTGGCGATGTTGCTATGGAAATTATAGGTGAATTTGGTTTTGCACCTGTTGAAGCAGCATTTGGTCAAATATCTGCAAACAGAAAATACAATCAACAAGCAAAAAATGAAGCTGCTGAAGAATCAAGTAGAATATATGAAAATTTTTATAATAGTTTAGCAAAAGCAGCAAAATTAGGTGCAGATAAAAATGATGCACAAAAATTATTAAATTTAGTAAACGCAAAAACTAAATTTAATATAGATAATGGACAAGATTTAATACAAGCAAGAGCAAATGCAGTACAAGATGTAAATAAAACAGTTCCTGAATTAGTAGAAGCATTAAATATATTTAGTGATTTTACAAACGCTGGTCAGAATCCTGATCAGTTCCCAACAAAAATATCAACGCCCACTACAACAGTACCTAATGTATTTTTAAGAAAAATAAATGAAGATGGTACAGCAACAATAATAGATACTTCAGGCAATCCTTTAGTTAATCCTAACACTCAAGAAACTTATACATTCAGTAATGAAACAAAAGCTAATAAAGTTTTGGCAGCTTTAAATTTATTATCACAAACTCAATATGGTGCAGAGCAAAATATTGATTATATGAAAATGCAAAACTTAGATTTCAATAATGACTTTATATTTAATTTAGGTTCTGCTGTTGCAAACCCTTTTTATGATGGTATTACTATTACTCAACTACGAGAGTTAGGTGTTAATGAAAGTGTAATAAAAAATTTAAAAGATGCTACAGGTAATACAATACAAATACCAATAAGTGTATTAAAGGATAATGTATCAAAAAAACAATTTGATATGATTATGACCGCAAGAAGTGAAAGCGGTATATTAAATGAAACAGAATCTCCTAAGACTATATCATTAGCAAAATTTAAAAAATTATTTGCAGATAAAAATGTAGAGTTTAATGTTGAGAGCGATGCTTTTAAAAGATTAGCCATAAAATTTACTGGCGAGTCTGATATTAATAATATGAGTATTGCACAAAAAAAATTACTTTACTCAGTAATAAATCGTTTACCAGCATCAACAGAATTAATTCCGTTACCTGATTTTTCTAATAGATCATATTCGATAGAAGATTATAACAAAGCTTTAAAATCTATTATTGATACTAATAAACCTACTTTAAAAGTTATAAAAGAATCTACAGGTTTAAATACAAATGAAGCAAAAAGATTAAGACAAGATTTAATAACTGCTGGATATGTAAATGAAAAAGATGGCAGATATAAATTCAATGGTCTAGGTAATAAAAAATTTGATGCAAATGAAAATTTATTATCTGAAGAAGATATTGAAGTCAACAAACAAATTGATTCTTTAATAGAAAGTTTTAATAAAATTTTACCACCTGAAGTAGCAATAAAATTTGAAAAATATTTAAGAGATCAACAAGGCAATCGAGAAACAAGATTAGAAGGTGCGTATGATCCAATTTTTAATGAAATTATACTTGCCATAGATAATGCTGGATTTAGATATAAAGAAGACCCTAAGGCTTTTGTAGAGGATTTATCAAGAGTTTTAAGGCATGAATCTTGGCACTCGCTTAGACAGGCAGATGTATTTACAGAGAGTGAATACAACACTTTAGTTACTTATGTTAAAAATAAAAAAATAAAAGGTGAAGATAAAACATATTATCAATCAGCACTTGAAGAATATGAAAATGTACCGGGCTATGAAAGTGATGCTGATATTATAGAAGAAGCAATAGCAAAAGTTTTTGAAGATTACACTCTTGATAATAAAGAAGTTACTGGTAAACCTAGAAATATATTAAATAAAGTTAGTACATTTTTTGAAAGGACAGTTAATGCTTTGAATGAAAACGGATTTCAAACTGCAAATGATATTATTGATAGAAGTCTAAGTGGCAAGATAGGAAGTAGAGAAACAGGCAAGGTTAGGACAAGTTTAGAAACGGATCGTCTAATTGGTAGGTATGAAAAACTACAAGAAAAAATGCAAGGCTTGGGTTTTGATTTTAATAGTGCAGAAGACAATCCTGTAGATGTAAGACCCATTGAAGATTCACCAAACTTAAAATATAAGTTTAGAGAAGATTTACTAAAAAATCCACCTAAGGTCTACAAAGAATATATTAGGGGTATTGAAGATGGTGAATTTTCTGAGAACATGAGTGATTGGGTAAATTTAATGCACCAAAATCCAAATAAAATAAATGAATATTTAACTAAAAGGAGAAGTGCAACTGATAAAAAAGGTTTACATGAAATGGCACAAGCTAGTCATGTAATATCACAAGCAATTTTAAGAGAAGAAAATAACACAAATAAAAATGATAAAAAAATATTTTTCTTTGTAGGAGATATATCTAATGATTCTGTGTCTATAGTTTATGACAATATGCCTGAAGCTATTCTAACAGCACAATTAGGCGATAGTATGTATCATAATGTGTTTGGTGATCGTAATAAAATTAGAGTTGCTGAATTAAATTTTTCTGATGTTTTATTTCACCCTAAACAAATTAATATTCAAAATAATCCTACAAAAAGCAACCCATATAAAAGAGCCGGTATTTATGGTGTAAGTACAACTTCTTTAAATTTAAAAGCTAATAAACCTCAATCTGTAAAACCTGCGTTAAATAGAACTAAAACTAAATTTAGTTTGGTAAGGACAGAGGGTAGAATTACTCCTGAATTAGCTATGCAATTAGTAAAATTTGAGCCATCTATTATTAGAGATGGTCAAAGATTATTTACAAGAGTTCCAAAACAAAATCAAAGTTTAATAAAAAGAATACAAAATTTAAATGAAGATGAAGCAAATAATTATTTTGATCCAATACTAAATACTAATATTGATGATATTAATATAGAAAAATCAAATTTTGCTATAAATTTACAAACAGATATGGATCAAAAAGGTTCAGATGTTATTGCTGCTATTTTAGAAAAAGATTTAGATTATTTAAAAAATCCTGAAAAAACAACACTTGCAAAATATTTTCAATTCACCGGTGAACAAGAGAGAGATCAATTTTTAAATTTTTTAATAGATTCTATAGAAGAAATAACAGCAGAATCTTTGAGAGATTTTCCACAAGAAATAGTTGTTTATCGT